CGGCGGCGCGGAGGGCCTGGGCGAACCGGTCCGCATGATCTCGCGGTAGCGGCCCCCGTTCACGAGGCCGCGGGTCTCCTCGCCGTTGATGCGGACCGGGAAGGCGCGGGCCTTCGAGATGGTCATGTCGCCGTAGCTGATGGTCGCGTCGCCGGACGCGGCCGGCGCGGCGCCGGGGGTGATGTTCTCGCCCGAGATGGCGGGGACGATCGGGTAGCGGACGGTCTCGTCCTTGGCCGCGCGCGCGGCGCTGGAATCGCGGTAGACCGCGGGGATGAAGCCCACGAGCTCGCGCGCGACGACGTCCATCGCCTCGTGGAGGATGGGGATCAGTCCGGTCAGGGTATTTGCCATGATGGCTCTCCTATTCGGTCAGGATCCCGCCCGCCTTGGAGAATTCCACGCGGGCGGTGGGGTCAAGCGCCTCGAATGCGGCGCGCCCCATGGTTTTGCCGGACGAGCCGGCACCCGAGCCGGGCCCTGCGGACCCGCCTCCCGAGGAACCGGGCACCGTGACGAAGGCCTTGCCCTCGTCCCCGACGCCCCATTCCTTCACGAACTCCGCGAGGGCCTTGCGCGTCTCCGCGCCGGTCTTCGCGTCCTTCGCGGCGACGAACGCCTCGCCCTTCTCCTCGTCGACCTGGACCTGCTCGCGGAGCATGGCCATGGCCGCCTTGAGGTGGACGGGGTTCTTGATGCCGACGGCGAGGAGCTCGCGCTGGAGTCCCTCGTCCCGGATGAGCTGGCCGAGCTTCGCGCTCTTCGCCAGGGCGGCGTCCTGCGCGGCCTTGATCGCGGCGGCGGATTTCTCTTCCGCCTTCTTGGAGTCCGCGGTCACCTTGGCGACCTGCGTCTCGAGCTCGGCGATGCGGTCCTGCGCTTCGAGGAGCTGGCGCTCCGCGCCGGACTTGGTCGCGCGCTTCTCGTCGAGGAGCTCTTTGTTCTTCGCGACCAGCGCGTCGATGCTTTTCTGCGCCTCCGCGAGCTTGAGCTCGAGGTCCTCGAGCTTTTTCTCATCGGCCATGCTCATCCCCTTCCGCCGGCGCTCTGCGCCGTGCGATTGCGGGCGCCGCCCGCGGTATGCGATCCGGGGTCACGGGCCCCGGTCTCGTGCTTCTTCATGCCGCGCCTCGCTTCGGCAGCTCGGCCAGCGGGACGACGCGCCCGTCCTTCACAAGCGCGTCGAGAGGGTAGCCCTGCGCGTAGAGCCGCGCGCGGGACGGCCCGAGGATCTCCACGCGGCGCGCCGGCCCGGCCTTCTCGAGGAGGTCGCGCCAGGTCTCGTACTCGCTCACTTGCCCGTCCATCGAGGCGCGCGTGCCCGGGGCGATCTCGTCGGCGTCGATGCCGAGCTCGCGCCAGCTCTTGAGAACGGGGAGCCAAACTCCGCGGCACCCCGGGTGGACGGGGAGCATCGCGCGGGACTCGCCTGCCTTCACGATCTGCCCGTCCGCAACGCCGCACACGAGGCAGGTCCGCGAGTCGAGCGTCTCGACGCGCTGGTAGCCCTTCACGAGGTCCGCGTTCTCGGCGTACACCGCTTCGCGCGCCTGGTTGCCGACGTGCATGGCCGCGGTGCGCGCAAGCTGCTCCGCCTGCGGCGTCGAGAGCGTCATCACGCCGCCCGAGTACACGCCTGGGATATAGTGCCGGCGGCCGTCTTCGCCTTTCCGCCAGGAGGCCCGCTTGATGACGCGTCCGCGGAGCCGGCGGACCATCTGGTCGATCGTCTCCCCTTCGGCCATCGAGAGCTGGATCGCCTCAGTGACGGCCGTCGCGTTGTTCATGCCGAGCGCCGCGCAGAGCTGCCCGAGGGTCGAACCGCCGGCGGCCGGGAGCGCCTTGATGCCGGCCCAGAGCGTCGCGGCCGCGGGCGCCTGGACGGAGAGGCCGCCCGTCACGGTTTCGAGCGCGCTCTTCGTCCAGGCGGCCTCTTCGGTGGCGAGGGGTTCGAGGTCGAGATGGAGCTGGCCGGAGAGCTTCTCGGCCGCTGCGTTGTAGATACGCTCGATGTTGGCCGCCGTTTCCGCGAGCCATGCTTGCGTCCATTCGCCGCCGGTCGCGGCGATCTTGCCGAGCACCTCTTCGTGTGCCTGCTCGAGTATCGGGAGGAGCGCGCGGAGTTCCTTCGCGGCGAACCGCTCGAGGTACACCCCGCGTTCGAGCAGGTCAGCGAGGAGGCGGGTGGACGCGTTCACGCGGCGCCCCCGGCGGCCCGGGCGGCGACCATCTTCGCCGTGGCCGCGAGCTTCTCTGCCGCATCTTCGGCGCGCCGCTCGCTCTCCGCCTCGACCTCGCTCTCGTGCTCCGCCGGATCCTTGTCGCTGCGGATGATCTCGCCCGCGACGAGCGCTTCGAAGAGCTCGCCCTGGGACAGCGCGCCGGCCTGCCAGGCGGCGACGAGAGCCGCGAGGCTCTGCGCATCCATCGGCGTCGGGAGGTAGTCGGTGCAGAGCTTGAAGCTGATCTCGCCGTCGACGCCCTCCCAGGCGGCCATGCCGGCGAGGGCCCGGGTGATCGCCTTCGAGACGGACTGGGCGAGCGACGCCAGGACGGAGTTTTCGCCGGCCCGGTGGATCGCCGCCGTTTCGGCCGCTTCGACGGCCCGCTTCTCGGACGCGAGGATGCGCGCCCCCAGGACGGCCATGTGCTGCTCTTTCCGCTCGAGCGCCTTCCCGAGGCCTCCCTCGAGTCCGGATCCCTCGAACTCGAGATACTTCGCATCGCCGCCGTCCTGGAGGTGGACACCCTCGGAGGATCCGAGCCGTATCGTGTCGACCTCTGCGCCATCCCGGGTCAGGAACTGCCCGATGAACACGGGCGTTGGAACGCCGGTCCAGTGGAGCCCGTTCTCGTAGTCGGCGCTCGTGCGGTAGTGCGAGAGGTTCGTCGCCACGAGGTCGACGATCGGCGATTTCTGCACCTCGCTCGTCGAGTCGACGGGCCCGACGAAAACGAACGGGATTTCGCTCGCGACCTGCCCGCGGATGATCAGGGGGAACGTTTCGACCGCGATCCACCCGGTTTCGGTTTTGCGCCACACGCTGACTTGCACGCCCGCGGCGGTGAGCTCGAGGACGCGGATCTGCGTGGCGGTTTTCCGCTTCCACACGTCGGCCGGATCCGGCTCGTCGATCGTCTCTTCGAGCTTGACCATGGTCACGGTGTGGCGGTTGTTCACGCGGCCCGTGCGCCAGTCGAGGATCTTCTCGGCGGGGTAGTAGGTCATGTACGGCCGGAGGTTTTCGGCCGTCACTTCGTCGGCGGTGCGGTCGCGCACTTCGGCCTTCGGGTATTCGACGAGGATACCGCCGCGGCCGACCTGCACGACGTCCGAAACGATGCGCCGCGCGAATTCCGCCAGGGTCTTCCCGGCGAGGTCGACGTCCTCCGCGAGGGCCGAGAGCGCGGCCGGCAGCACGACGGTCGGGTCCTTGCGGAACACGAGGCCGACGAGCCCGTCGACCGTTCGGCCGGTCGCGTTGAAGAACGCCGCGCGGAGCTTGTAGGCGGCGTACTCGGTGTCCGTCTGTCCGGGGAGCCGCGGGAGGTAGGTCTCGCCCTTCGCCTTGACCTCGTCCTCTCCGGCGACGAGATCGCGGGCCCGCGTCCAGGCAGTGAGGGCCTTGTCGTATTCTGCGTGGTGCGTGTCGACTGGCATGGTTAGACCCCCAGGATGCGCACGGTGCGCGCGATTTTCTGGAGCGGCTGGTAGAAGCACAGGAGCAGGGCGTCGGCCTTGTCGGGGCTTCGCCCGTATCGCTTCTTGAAGTCCGCTTTCGATTCGACCTTGCGGCGGTCGTCCGGCGTGTATCGGTACTGGCGGCCCGCGAGTTCCTGCATGAGGTCCGGGTCGTTCGGGATGTCGATCTCGTTGATCGGGAGCGTGAACCACTGCTCGTCGGCCGCGGTCGTGAAGAGCTTCGCGTCGGCAGGCTCGCCGCCGTTGTGGACCGGGAGCACGCGTGCGCCGAGGTCGCGGAGCTTGTCCGTCACACCGCCGCCCACGCCGTCGTCGTCGACCTTGATTTTCACGGTCGGGTTACGGCCGGCGATGTCCCAGGCCTCGCGCGCCACGCGCTGGGTGTCGGCGCCCTTGAAGGTTTTCTCGTCGACGATCTTCTTGCCCTGGCGCTTGTAGATGACGGACCTGTCGTCACCGAAGCGCGCCACGTCGATCCCGAGTTCCACGACGCCGTTCGGATCGACCGGAAGCTCGCGGGCCATGGCGCCCCGGATCGCCGCGCGCGACATGACGGAGCGCTCGCCCTGCACTCGCGGGGCGCCGTTCCACACGTGCTCGGCGAGCTCGGGATCGCGGGCGAAGTCCTCGTCCATTTCGCGCTGCAGCTCCGGCGTCCACCAGGGGTTGTCGATGGGGCCGGGCTCGAGGTCGACGAGGATGGCGTCCTTCCGGTTTGCGCCCCAGGTGCGAGCGACGATCGGGTCCACGTCCTCTTCGGGGTTCATGGCAAACCAGATTTCGGAGCCGGGTTTCCGGATGGACGGGAAGAGCACGTCGAGCGAGCGCGTGGAGATCGACTGCGCCTCCTCGAGGAAAGCGATGTCGAATCCCTCAAGCGATTTCACCTGGTCCCGGCGCATGTCGGAGATGCCGCGGAAGATGATGTGCGAGCCGACCGACGGCTTGTCGATGTACTCCTTCGTGATTTTCCAGCCCGGATACCGGAGCCGCTCGATCGTCTCGTTGACGAGTTTCCAGACGGATTCCTCGAGCGTGAGCTGGACCTCGCGAAGGCATGCGACGTGGGTGCGCAGGTAGTTCGCCCGCTGCACGATCAGCGAGATGATCGACCACGACTTCGCTCCGGCGCCGCGTCCGCCGCGGCAGCCCTTGATGCGGGCCGGCTGGCGGAACGCTTCGAGCTTTGGGGAGACGCGCTCGCGCTCGCTCTGCTCCCAGAGCTGGATCAGCTCGAGCTGTTCGGCCTCGGTAAGTTTCGGGCCGGCCACGGCGCGCGCCTTCGTCGCGGTCACGATTTCGCCTTCGACAGGATTTCGGCGAGTCGCGCCTGCCGCTGTTCCGGCGTGAGCTCGACGACTTCGAGTGGCCCGCCCCCGGCGCCGGTGAGTTCGTGACGGTCGCGCCAGCGGTCGGGCCGGCGGTTCTTGAGCCAGAAAATCTGCGCGGTGACGTCGGGCGGGCAGTGCTCGACGATCGGGTGCCGCTCGACATGCGAACCCTCGCCCTGGCCGTCGGACACGGTGAGGAGCTTTTCGGAATCGAACGAGTAGCCGACGGCGCGCTGGAAAAGGCTGCGCTCGACCTGGTCGTCCGGGTTGGCCTTGCCGCGCTTTAGGGCCTCAAAAAACTCGGGGTGTACGGTTTTCCAGTTGTTGATGGTCTGCTCGGTGACGCCGAATTTATCGGCCATCTCCGCGTCCGTCTTTCCGGCGGCGGCCCAGGCTTCGGCGAGGAGGGGATGGAGTTCGGGCTTGTAGCGGCTCGGGCGCCCGGGTTTGCGCGCTTCGGCCCTTTTGCCTTTCGCCGTCTCCGCCATTTCGCCATCCCGAGCGGCCAAACAAAAAAGCCGCGCACACAAGAAGTCATCGGCCC